ACTACTTTCGCAAAGTGTACAGGGTCTCAAAAACCTGCCTCCGTACTCCGTCCCTCCGTACCTTGCTTAGTAGCAACTGCGTATATAGCTATTGACCTCGGCTAGCTGATAGTTTTTTCAAATTTTACTTTTCCTTAAGAAAGACACAACATGACACTAGCTGGTTCAAATTCGAATAATCAGGAAAACACATGCAGATAACCAACATCCAGTTCGCGCAGATCACTGCGACGAATTGCGAACTCACAAAGACATTCAAACGAAACGACACTGGCGCAGTAGAAAGCACGGCCATTGCGCACATGACAGAAGGCACGGCGCGTATTGTGACGCTGCCCAACCTGTCTGCGTTGCGGCTGTTACTGGATTTGCTCACGTCGAACCAAGCGATCACGTGCGGTATCCCCGCTGTGGGCGACACGCTCCTAACCACCCGCGCCGGGGCAGATTTCCGACACGACGCAGTAGCGCGCACCAATGAGGGGTTTGTGTTTCCTTATGGCCCTGCATTGTTCCCGATTGACGTAGACGTGGAAGGTGATGGCTTTTATTCGCCTGAAGCAGTGCTGGACGCGCTCGAGGCGTGTTCGCCGTGGCTTACGCACGTTCACCGGGTGGCGCGCCCTTCGTCGTCGTCTTTCGTAGCAGGGCGTGGTCTGCGCGGTGTACACGTCTACGTTGCCGTCACGCGGGGAACGGATATCCCCGCACTAGCGAAGCGTATGCAGATCGAGCAGTGGGCTGCGGGACGGGGGCATATCAAAATTTCAAAGTCCGGAGCGCTACTCACCCGGCAACTGTCCGATTCGTTGGTCTACCAGCCCTCGCGCTTGATGTTTGAAGCAAACCCGGTCTTAGTCGGTGACGTAACCCGCGATATTCCCTTTGAGCAACGCTTTGTGGAGCGCCCACCCCAAGTGCTCGGCGCGCCCACGAAGTACCGCACTGCGGAAGGGATGCTTGACGCGCAGTTGCTACCCGCTGTTCGTGAAATCGAAGAGCGCCGTTTCGCTACTGCCGTACGCAACACCAAGAATGCGCGCCGCAGGGAAGCCAAGACGATAGCCATTGACTATCAGAAACAAAACGCGATAGCCGCAGGCTTAGACCCGCAACAAGGCGAGCGGTACGGGCTGCTCGCTACGCGTGCGTTAGGTGACAAGGCGCTCCCTAAATCGTGGACTCTGTACGTTGCAGGCGTCGGGCTTGTGACTGTTGAGCAAGTGCTCTCAAACCTCGCTGACGCATTGGGTAAGCATTGCGCCGACCCGTTCGATACATGGCGTCCTGACATGTCGGACAAATTGACTACCAAAGCCGAAATTGTTCGGATGGGCGACACGCCCGGCGTATGGTCCCACAAGTTGCAGGAATTCTTTGCATTCACCAATGCGTCTGCTGCCGACCTTGCTAGCCCCTTGGACTTAGCCGCAGAGAAACTGTGCGGCTTGGTGGAGTACCCCGAACCCACGAAGAAAGCCGCACCCTTCGTGAACGTCATGCACGGTCTGGAACTGCTGCTGCGCGAAATCGACGCACTTCCTGTTTTTGACGTTTGCACCACCATGGCCGACACGCAAGACGTGCCGACCGTGGGCAGGCTAGTTGAAGCCCTATCGCGCATTGGTTGCGCCAACGTCACGCCGGGGATTGTCGAAAGAGCAATAGAAGCCCTTGCAGACATGAATCGACGCGATCCATGGAAAGACGCTGTGCTGAATTTACCCGTTTGGGACGGCGTAGAACGCCTTCAGAGCGTTTTTATTGATGCTTTTGATGCGGAACCCGCCCCGGCCCTTCCAATCGTCTCCAAAGCGTTTTTTGCGGCAATCATTATGCGCCAGCTCAAACCCGGCATTACGGCCCCGGTCGTCCCCGTATTGATAGGTCGGCAAGGTATTGGAAAAAGTCGTTTCGTGGGGGAGATAGCTAGAGCGTTGGGTGCGCCTTCACCCGCGTCCGTCGCGTTCTCGGAAGATCGGCGTATGTCCATGGCAGCGGCGCGATCCGTTATCTGCGAACTTGCGGAAATGTCTGGGCTGAACAAGCGCGACGCAGACGAAATTAAGCGCTGGGTGACAGATGATAATGACGTGTACCGCAAACCCTACGAGAAGCACGAAGAAGCGCACCCGCGCCGCTTTGTGCCGTTTGGCACGGCAAACAAGTATGAAACGAATCGGGACGAAACTGGTAACCGGCGTTTCTATCCGGTGTTTGCACGCGGTTGCCTGTCTGATAACTGGTCAGTTGAAGCGCGGCAGATATTAGCCGAGGCAAAGAAATGCTTCTGTGAAGACGAAAGCAAATACTATGCCATCGCTAATGCAGCGTCCCGCGCCGTGTTTGAATACAACAATGATGCTATGTTACGTGGCGACGGTATCCCCCTGTCTGACTTAGATGATCTGCTACCCGGTATCCTGCGCCAACAGATTGCGCTCAATGAGAAACGTCGCGTCCAATCGTCAGCAGTACGCCTCGCGCTCGACACTTTAGTCACTGGCCGCCGATTCGCTGCGAAGGAAATATCGCAGTGGTTAATTGCTCGCGGGTGGACAGTTGGCAAGGATGGAATGGGCATGCGCTACTACAACGCGCCAGAAACTTTTATTGACATTTCCGATAAAGTCGTTACACTTCCACTTAACAACCCCTTTAACTCGGAGTTACGGAAATGACTAAATTATCAGATGCGTATCTTGACACGCTGCGCGGCGCACAACTTGACGTTGCGATACATTCAATGTACGGCTCGGCGCTTACGCGTGAGTACGCCGAAACCGATTACGACTACCTTACCCGCGTGCGCCGAATCGCGGGCAGCAAGTTTGCGCAACAACTGGAAGACAAGATACGCGAACGGCGCGAACGTATAGCAACAGCGGCTCTGCAGGGCATCTGCGCGCATCCTGCGAGCGGGGCTCATTCGAAAGCGGCTGCGGTCGCCAATGCGGTTAGTTTGGCTGACGCGCTAATCGCTTTGCTGGATGAGGTCAAGCATGGCTAACCCAATCCAGCACTTATTTAATCTTCGAATCGACATCTATGGCAAACCCGATGAAAACTACACCGTCGAAGAAGCTAGCCGATTCTTGACCTGCACGCAGCCGGTGCCAGTCAAGCTATTGTCAAAACTCGGTAAAGACTGTGCGTTCGTTTGTCGTGTGCGACAAGGCGCGTGGACAGTTCGCCCGACACCAGACAAACCATGGGCGACAGAGCGCGCTTATCCAATTGCCGTTATTCGCGAAGTGTTTGAATTGAATCCTGACACTGCGCCATTTATTCCGAAGAAAGGTTGACCATGCAAAAACTGACAACAGCGCAAGTCGAATGGGTCGTTAATGACCACGCAGAACTGGGCGTAAAGATTGGCGAGCAATTCTTTTGGTTGTACAAAGGACGCTCGATCGCCTACGCAAACGCCCAACACGACGACGGTGGTCCGATGTTTTGGCGGCCAGTCTTTAAGCATGAGTTTGGCGAATGCGCGCACCCCGTGAATTATGAAAATCCGCACATGTGGGGCACCGTGTCGCTCAGTGACTCGGATGACTGGGAACAACTACCGAACATGAAGACGACGAAAGGCGCGGTTTGATATGTACACAATAGGCAAGCGCTACCGTTGGTGGCGCGAAGTCGGCGAAACTGCTTATCTCAATGGCAGCGAATGTACAGTTATCGGGCCTGCGACATTAAGGCAGCATCCGGCAGGCTTTCCGATATGGGCGCAGGAAACCGACGCGCATTGCCATGTGGCTAACAGCGCCGTTTGCGCGTTTCGGGGCGACTTGTTGCCCGTAGCGCCAGACGCTAACTTGCCGCATGAAGAGCGCGAAACCTGCGACAAATCTGTTACAATAACTTATATTCCCACTCAGATTTAACTTACATTATGGCTAGACTAGAACCTCGCTGGTATCAAGCGGAGGCGGTAGACGCTGTTATCGAATCAATACGTATTGCAGACAATGTACACCCGATAGCGGCTATCGTGACCGGCGGCGGCAAGGCATTAATCAATGCGATGCTCATCGAGCGACTGTTACAAGTTACACCAAACGCCCGTATTTTGTCGCTTGCGCCATCGATGGAATTGGTGAAGCAAAACGTTGACGAAGCCGTAGGCTTTATCGCTCCTGCGCTGACTGCGCGGCTCGGTGTGTACTGCGCCGGTCTGAACATGAAAGATCGGATGTCGCAGATCATCATTGGCTCGCCGCAATCTGTGTCGCGGCAGGTAAAACGTTTTGGGCCGGTTGATTATGTGCTCATTGACGAAGCGCACACGTTTAATATCGACCTGAAAACCGCAAAGGCGATTGTGGACGGGCTGCGGGTATTGCGTCCCAACGTGCGCTTTATCGGGCTGACTGCTACCCCTTTCATCATGAAAGGTTTGAAAGTCGTGCCGTTGACGCAGTGTGGGTTGTTTTCGTCCGTGGTGTACGACTTAACCTCCGGGCGCAACTTCAATCGCTTAGTGCGCGAAAGCTATATAGCCCCTGTTGTCGCGCCGTCTATTCGCTTTCCTCAGATCGATACGAGCAACGTTAAGACCAAGGGTGGCGATTTTGACGAAGCAGAATTAGCACGCGTCGCGATGGAGATAACGCGGGAGTGTGTCGCGGTAGCCTTGGACAACGCGCCAGACCGCAAGCATTTTATGCATTTTGCAGTCAATATCGAACATGCGCGCATGATCCACAACGCGCTGGGCGAAGCAGGGGAATCCTCGGTCATTATTCACGGTGAACTAGAAAAGAATGAGCGCGTCGTCGGTATCGACGAATACCTCAAGAAGAAGCACCGGCACATCGTCAGTGTGGCCATGCTGACGACGGGCTTTAACGCTAAGTTCGTGGATTGCATCGTTTGCTACCGGCCAACGCGCTCTCTCGTGCTGTGGCGGCAGATCGTCGGGCGCGGGTTTCGCCCTTATCCGGGCAAAGATAATTGTCTCGTACTTGATGCTGGCGGCAATTTTGTGCGCCACGGGCCGATTAACAAAGACGTGACAAGCGGCGATTCTCGCGTGGGCTTATGGGAATGCACCGATCAGACGATACAGACACCGCCGCGACGTGACGAGCTTGGCGGCGTTATCACTGCCGTAGCGCGGGAACGTTCCTCGCTGCGCTTTCCCGTCAACTCTCCCGCCGAACAGCCTGATATGCGCGTCTTGCTGGGTTTGATGGAAGAGGGTACAGAAGGCTGCGGCTATCTCAACGACGCGGAGCATTTAACATGCCGTCAGTGCGGAAGACCCCGCCAAGGTTTTCTAGGTTTGCGCCAGCGCGTGGAGCGTGGGCCTCGTGGCATGGGTGACGCTGACAGCTATGACATCCATGATGAGGATAACGTGGTGCTGCGTGACGAGGTGTGCAAAGAAACGCGTACACTAGAAGTATATGCAATGCAGATTGAGCCCGCTGGAAACAGCGTACTTAACTTTGCGTTTGAGACAGAATTTGGCGCGTATCGATTACAACTCGATTTTGACCGCACCACGGCCGATAACAAATTCTTTGCGCAAGCACGCAAATATTACGAGGCAGCTACCGGGCAGCGCTTGCCGAGTGAGGCGTACCGCGTGTTGCTGACGCGGGCTACGCTCCCTAAACCCACTGACATTACCTTGACAAAATACGAAGATGGGCTTATCTTTATAACTGAGATACGCTTTGTTCGTGATGAGCAATTAGTATCTTTCCGTTATGATCCCGATTACAAATAGGAGAACGTCATGTTTGCAAATTGCGTGTTAGTCGTCGTGCGGCTCGTGCTCGCCGTTGCTTGCTTCGGTTGCGGCACCGCTGCGCTTATGTTAGCGGGCATTGTCCCGTCCTACCTGCTGTTCGCTTTGTTATCTTGCGCAGGGGCGGGATTGCTGTTTATGTCGTATGGGTTTATTTCATTCTTGTTCAAGGTTAAGCAATGAACGAATTTGACCGCGCTTTGTGGCTGGACTTTGAGACAACCAGTCTGTGTGATTTGCCTTCCGAAGGGCTAGATCGCTATCTAAACGACCCCACTACGCGCCCGACGTGTTTTACATACCGCTTGCCGAACATGACGCAAACCGCGCTGTGGGAATTCGGGCAGCCGTTACCTGCTGATGTGGTTGCGTATATCAAGTTCGGCGGCGAGTTCTGGGCGCACAACGCGCCATTCGATTTTCACATTTGGAATACCGTACTTAGCGCGTACTATCAGGACGCGCCCCAGATCAAGATCGAACAGGTTCGTTGCACGGCGTTTCGTGCGCGATACAACGGTTTGCCCGGTTCGTTGGAGGGCGCATGCGATGCAATGGGCTTGCCAATCCGCAAGGATATGGAGGGTGGCAAAGTGATGAAGGAGATTGCTAAGCACCCGGATTGGACTCCACAAACCCACCCCGCCGAGTTTGCCCGGATGTATCAGTATGCAGTGACCGATACAGATGCCATGATCGGTTTAGCCCGTGCTACGCAGCCCGCACCCGCACGCGAGCAGGCATTTTTTGAGCTTGACATGAAGATTAACGCTCGCGGGTTTGGCACCGACGTAGAAGCTGCGCGCTGCATGGAAGAACTCAAGACGTTAGCAGAGGCGCAGCTTGATTACCAGATAACAGTGCTGACCAAAGGTGGTGTATTAGCGGTAACTGAGATTGCGAAGATCAAAGAGTTCGCCACAAACTATGACGTTGACATGGACGACGCGAGTAAAGAAGCTATTAAGACGCTGACCAAGCGCGACGATCTGCCTACCGACTTACGCGAAGTGTTAGCGCTGCGCCTTGATGCGTCTCGCGCCCCTAAGAAATCCGCAGCGATTGTGCGCGCTCATGTTGGTGGGCGGATACGACATTCAACTATTCCCTACGGCGCGTTGTCGGGCCGTTCGACCGCACGCGGTGCAGGTGGTGTGCAGTTGCTCAACATTGCACGACCACGGCCAGGCAAGTCAGCGGAACAGTGCGAAGCATTCATTGACGCTATCAAACGCAAAGATGTTGCATACCTGTCGGCACCGGAGCGTGGCCCGATGTTGGCCGCGCTAGCTGACGCGCAGCGCCCCCTATTCCGTGCCACATGGCCGGGCCATACACTCGTTGACGCTGACTTGTCGGGTATCGAAGCCCGGTTAGGCCCGTGGATTGCTAACGACGAAGATATGCTCACCGAGTTCGAGCGCAATATTGACGGGTATAAAGTCGAAGCTAGTAGCATATTCGACATTACCTACGAAGAAGTGAGTAAGGATCAGCGGCAGATCGGCAAGGTTGTCCGTCTCGCGCTGCAATACGGCGGTGGCGCGGGTGCATTCGTCAGTATGGCAGGCAACTACGGCGTGCATTTGCCTCCCGAACAGGTAGACGATATTGTCTATAAATACAGGGCAGGCCATTCTATGCTTGAGCGTTGGTGGTCGGTGCTGGAATATTGCGCGTTGATAGCCCTTGACCAACCGGGGCGCGAGGTAGAGCTGCCCATTGGTAGGGGTTTCTGCGCGAAAGTGATGTTTGTGCGTGATGATACGGCATTGCGCATGCGCTTGCCGTCAGGCCGCGCAATCAGCTACCACAACGCCCGGCTGCACCTTGATCCCGGTGCGTCTGCGCCGGTTGCGATTTACGACAAACCCGAAGGCTATGTAGAAACACTGGATCGTAAAATCCTGTCGAACAACATGACACAAGGGCTTGCGCGTGACTTCTTTTGGGAAATCATGCTCGATGTCGAACAGGCAGAACGCATCGTCCATCACGTCTATGACCAGATCGTGATGGAAGTGCCGAAAGAACGCGCCGAGCTGCGACTTGAACAGCTGAAAGACCGCATGCGCATAGCCCCGTCTTGGGCTCCCGGACTGCCGCTAAACGCTGAAGGCTATACTAACGACCAATGGCGAAAAGATTGACAAACCCGTAAAAAAGCACGTTACAATAGACTTACACAAACTTAAACAGTGAGGAATAAATGACCGATATCAACGAAACACTTAAGCAACGGGGCCGACGCTACGGCACGTTTGCCGAAAATGCCGCGACTGCGCAGAGTCTGAAAAACGTGTTGCGCGATTCCGACAATTGGGTGAGGCTGGATCATGACATGCAGCAAGCGCTTGATGTGATTTGTGACAAAGCATCGCGCATCTTGTCGGGCGATCCGACCTACGCCGATAACTGGCATGACATCGCAGGCTACGCCAAATTAGTAGAGGATCGTTTGACAGCACCGGCATCACCCGCTGGAATTGCGCCCGAGCCCGAATACGTGCCGGACAGCGCGTCACTGGAACATCCCGCATTGTCACAGGACGATGACCCGCAATGGGAACCTTGGTGCGCGTGGTCGCTCGGTAGCCATGAGATTGTTGTGCGCAGATACGACGCGGAGGACAACTATCAAGACTTTGCGCCTAATGGGATTCGCAGGCACTATAAAGCCGCAAAACCGGCCATTGAAATGGCAGACCAATTAAACACAGCGAACAAGTCTTAACATTAAGTTGACTATACGCAGAAACTTAGCTACACTTTGCGTATAGTCAAACTTAGGAGAATTACACCATGACCAAAGTATGTTTTTTGAGCAAGCCGTTGGAAAAACTCAACGTGCGCGAATTGACCGATGTTATCGGTATCAAAGAGTCGGCCGCACTGTTTAATACGTCAGTGCGTGCCATTTACACTATGCGCAACACGAACTCAATCTCTATTGAGCGCTTGCAAGCCGCCGGAGCGTACATCAAAGCAAACGAGGCAGCGCTTGGCGTGCGTTGGGCATTGCTGGAGACTCAGCGCGAGTTGCGCGCAGTGCAGGCCGCAAAAGAACGCGCCGCAGTAGCGGCGTAACAACAACACAACCACACAGGAGAAAAACACATGCGCCTATCATTTGACACGCTGGACGAACTCAACGCGTTCGTAGAATGGGCCGGGTATCAAAAACGCACCAAATATGCGTTGCAGCAACTGCTTGCGGAGTCTGACTGCTCGGAATCGCTGGTAGGTTGCAACGGTGAGGTGGTAGCACAACAAGCCGCCCCGTCAGCAGAACAAAGTGAAACAGCCGCAACTACTGCACCAGAAGGCACTAAACGCAGACGCCGCACGAAAGCTGACATCGAAGCAGAGAAAGCCGTCACCCCGTCTGCGGAATGGCCGTTTACGTCGCCTGCTTGTTTCAATCTCGACCCGCGAACGTTTGCAGCTACTGCACCGCAAACTGCCGAGCAACTTGGTGTAGCACCGATAATTGAGCTTAACGCAGCAGTGGCCGAAACACTAACTGTCGAAGACGCACGGTCACGGATTGCGCAGGTAGCCGCTAAAATGGGTGTGGTAGACGCCGCAAAGCACCTGGATCAATGCCGCGCTTTTATTCAAGCGCACGGCATGACAGCCTACGCGTCAGCGGGAGCATTAGTTGAGCTAACATCTTCGCCTGTTGGGTTTGACGACGCACAGCGCGCCTTGCACAGTGCCGCACTAGAATACTGGGCTACTGCGAACCCAGCATGATCTACGCGCTACAACGCGATGTACGAAAAGAAAAGCCAGCCCGTTTGGGCTGGCTTTCTACCGTGACGGCAATACGCGTAACGTATCGGCGGCGAGGTTACTGGCTTTAACACTGTATCAGCGTTTGCGTTTGTCGTAATTCATGCAGTCTTCTGCGTACTTATGCAACGCGGCAAAACTTGCTTTGGCATCGTAAGCACGATCTTTACCTCCCGCTTTGCGCTGCACGCTGTACGCTATCGCTTCTGCTTGCTTTGCGGGTTTGCCTGCTTCAATTTCCCGTTTGATGTTATCTGAACGGGACTTGTCGCTCTCACCTTTGACGAGTGGCATGATACGAGCCTATTAAGTCGAAGAAGGTTCGATACGGGCAAACACGAGCTGCACCACGGCAGGCTGCAATACTTTCTTGCCGCTAGGTGCTTTGTAGCTTTTCATGAAGCCATTTTTGAGGTCGTAACGGCGGCTCAAATTTGGCAGCGTGATTGTCCAGTTGTGCGCCAGTTTGGTACGGTTAGACTGTTCGTAGCTCCAAATGTTTTCGAAGATTTGAACAGAGGGACTATCGGCATTGAATGTCACTGTGAACGGAATCTCGTTATAGACGAAACCCGCAGACAGCGTGCCATCGATGCCCATTTGGTATTCGCCGTTCTCTACCGCGTCGAAGTCAAACGCGTCATCTGCCGAGTAGCCAGTGAGTTGAGTCGCAGACGTGTAAAGAGCTTCGACGGTTGCGGAGATTACGGAATTTGCGACGGTAAGCGTGCCAGCCATGTTGTGTGCTCCTTAAATTAAATGACTGCGCGAGATTGGACGGTCAACTGCTGGATGCTTCCGCCGTCGCAGTACCAAAGCTGCGCCACTGGCGTCGTGCGATTCTGCCGACTTTGCGCAGGATTGGACGGATCGCCGATCAACAGATACCAACCACGAGTTTGCACCACGTCCGAGATAGTGCGCCCGGCTTGCGTATTAATCAGCTGCTGCTGCGAGTTCGACAAAGTAACGCCTGCACGAATCACGCCAGCAGTGACACCGGAGTTAA